CGACGGTATCGAATCGTACTCGCTGTTCTACAGCCACCAAATTTAGTTGTGCACCCCCCTTTGCCCGCCCTGTGCGGGCTTTTTTATGTCTGGGAAATCCAAATCGGCCAATGCCTGGCGTAGAGCCTGGCTGGTCATCCAACTGGCTCTCTGTGTACCGTTTTTTACTTGCCCGCGCCCTAATGAGGGCCTGAATCGGGCCAATTTTTTTAGGAACCACTCATGGCCGAACCAGCAAGCACGACTGCCGGCGTCCTGCTGGTGAAGTACGGCGTGATCATTGGCGGCTTCGCAGGAGCGATCCTCTCGCTGACGTTTCTGCGAGGCCTCACCCGAGGGCAGGCAGTCGCCGCCTTCTTCACCGGCTTCACCTCCGCAGTGTTCTGCACCCCGCTGGCCATCAGCTTCTTCAAGCTTGAGGCGGGCGGAGAAACCCAATACGGCGTGGCCTTCCTGATTGGCCTTCTGGCAATGAACATCATCCCGGTGCTGAAGTCGGTGGTGGGTCAGTTCGGAGCCAAGGGAGCTACCTGATGAGCTCGACCCTGATTTCAGTCCTGATCGGCGCCAACGCCTTCCTGAGCGTGCTGGTGGTGATCGCTGCGTGCGACTACCTGCGGCGCATACGCCCAATGGATCATCCGCTGCTGGCCGTCGCCTTCTACCTGGTGGCCATTGGCGCGTTCGGCGCCTTCGTCCTGGCCATGAACGGCCATGTGCCCACCCTGTACGGCGTGATCCTCAAGCTGGGGATCGTCCTGTATGCGGTCGCCCGGCGCGGCCACGTGTTCTAGCCGGGATAGGGCGCCACAAATTCGAGATGCGCCGTTTCGTGGCGCGGGAGTACCTATGAGCAACGTCACCCGCATTCGCCACGAGCTGCCGGTGAGCACGGATATCGTCCATGCCGTGGCCGAGCTCGACGCTGCCCTGGTGAAAGCGATTGATGTCGCCAAGGAAGCCGGACTTCCGCAGGGGCTGTTGGTTGGCCTGCTGCATGGTCACGCCCACGCCGAGACACACAAGATGGTGGCCGAATGAAGGTGGTAGAGTTCAAGCGCGAGAATTGGCGTGATGCAGCCAAGACCCTGCGCAAGATCGCCGACCAGCTGGATAGCGGCGAGCTACCAGTATGCAGCATTGGCGTCATGGCCATGCGCGACCCATCGGGCCAGGTTGAGCTGTTTGCCTTCGGCCCGGTAGCCGACGACCTCCAATCACTGGCCCTGTTCAGGCTGGCGGAGCAGAAAATGATTGATGTGCTGCTGGCGCCGGAATGATTTAGGGGTTTGCCATCCAAGACGCCGCCGCAGAGTACGTCATGCTGGCGCCGACGCCCAAGGCTTTTCCTGCGAGAGATTTGACCGAATCCAATAGGCCATTTTTCGCGGCATCATGAAGCTGAGAGCCAAGCGTTTTCCCCGTAATGCTATCTGGCAGCGCCTTAAGAACCTCAAGGCCTTTCGCTGTCAGGACGCAATTTTCAAAAATTGACAGATCGCTCCGTACCGTTGTGTTGTGGGTCAGATACCCAGTTCTTGTCAGCCAATCAATGGTGTGACCGAAGAACTCGATAGCGCCGAATGCTTGTTCGTTCTGGACATCCTTGTCCTGCCCTTCGGGTGCGATTTGCGTGAGAAAATGGTATGGATCGAGGATCAATGGCTCAGGGAATGATTCATAGAGTTCAGCAAAAACGGCCCCTGTTAATAGGTCAAAGCGCTCCATGTTCGATGCCATGAGAATCTCCTTCAAAAGCCCTATTCATACAGTGTTGGTATTCTAATGACAACAAAGCAACCCGACTGGGAGGCGATCGAACGAGCCTACCGGGCCGGCGTGCTTTCCGTGCGAGAGATCGCAGCAGCTCACGAGGTCTCCCATACAGCCATCAACAAGCGCGCCAAGCGTGATGGTTGGGACCGTGACCTCAAGGCGAAGATCAAGGCAAAGGCCGATGCGCTGGTTTCCAAGCGTGAGGTTTCCACAGAGGTTTCCAGCAAACAGGCGGAAACCGAAAGGGAGATTATCGAGCTCAATGCTGAGGTAATCGCCAACATCCGGATGGCACACCGGGGTGACATTTCCCGCAGCCGCCGATTGACGAACAAGTTACTAGATGAGCTAGAAGGGCTGACGGACAACCGAGACTTGTTCGAAGAGCTCGGCGAGCTGATGCGAAACCCTGATGACAATGGCCAGGACAAGCGCAACGACCTGTACAACAAGATCATCGATCTGCCCGGCCGCACCAAGACGATGAAGGAGTTGGCCGAGACGCTGAAGACGCTGGTTGCGCTGGAGCGCCAAGCCTATGACCTCGACGTCAAACAAGGCGGTAGCGAGGAAGACACCCTATCCAAGCTGATGGATGAATTATCGAAGGACGCCTGACCATGAAACCCGAGCACCTCAAACTGCTCCGGGACCGGTTCTGGCGGCTGAACAACCTGTATTTCATCACGGATAAGCAGGGCAAAAAGGTCCGCTTCCGCATGACGCAGGAGCAGGTCGATTACTTCCAGGGGATGCACACCCGCAACATCATCCTCAAGGCTCGGCAGCTGGGCTTCACCACGCTGGTCTGCATCGTCCAGCTGGATGCCGCGCTGTTCGAGGCTGCCAAGTGCGCCCTGATCGCCCACACCCTGAACGACGCCAAGCGCCTGTTCCGGGAGAAGGTGAAGTACGCCTACGATCACCTGCCCAAGGAGATCAAGGCGGCCAACCCGGCGCGCAACGACGCCGCGGGCGAGCTGGTGTTCAGCAAGGGCGGGTCGCTGTATGTGTCCACCTCCTTCCGGGGCGGCACGCTGCGTTACCTGCACGTCTCCGAGTTCGGGAAGATTTGCGCCAAATTCCCGCACAAGGCGCGGGAGATCGTCACCGGTGCGTTCGAGGCTGTGGCCGCTGAGTGCTTCGTGACCATCGAATCGACGGCTGAAGGTCGGGCCGGGTACTTCTTCGACTACAGCCAGTCTGCCGAGAAGCAGCAGCTGGCCGGCGTGCCCCTTGGCCTGCTGGACTGGAAGTTCTTCTTCTTCAGCTGGTGGCGGAACCCGCTGTACTGGCTGGACCCGACCGATGTCGTCATCCCTGACCGGCTGGCCAAGTACTTCGACGACCTGGCTGCCAAGCACGGGGTCGTCACCAACCCAGGCCAGCGCGCCTGGTACAGCGCCAAGGAAAAGACCCTCGGCGACGATATGAAGCGGGAGTACCCGTCGATCCCTGCCGAGGCATTCCAGCAGACGATCGAGGGCGCCTACTACGCCAAGCAGTTCACCAAGCTCTACGCCGCCCAGCGCATCGGCAAGCTGCCAGACAACAGCCACCTGCCGGTGCACACGTTCTGGGACATCGGCGTGGGCGACTCGACGGCTATCTGGTTCGTCCGGATCGTCGGCGAGGAGTACCACATTGTCGACTTCTACCAGAACAGTGGCGAAGGCCTGCGGCACTACATGAAGGTGCTGAAGGGTCGCGGCTACGAGTATGGCGAGCACTGGGGCCCGCACGACATCGACAACCGGGAATTCGGTAGCGACGGCAAGACTCGGCGCGAACTCGCACGAGAGGGCTACGAGATCGACGGGCAGCGCTATTCGCTGACCTTCCAGGTGGTGCCGAAGCTCGGCGTGGACGAAGGCATCGAGCAGGCCCGGGAAATCCTCCCGAACTGTGCCTTCGACGAAGCCAAATGCGAGGAGGGCATCACAGCCCTGGAGAGCTACCGCAAGGAGTGGGATGACAAGCGCGGCTGCTGGAAAGACAAGCCGCTCCATGACTGGTCATCCCACCCGGCCGACGCCTTCCGCTATTTCGCCGTGGCCAAGACCAAGCGCTCCGTGGTCAAGCACGTACCCATCACGTTCACTTTCTGAGGCCACCCATGCCGAACTTCATTCCCCGGGCAGAGTACTCGGAGGCCATGCCCGGCTGGCAGCTGGTCAAGCGCTGCGTGGCCGGCGCTCGTGAGGTGCGCAAGCACGACGAATACCTGCCGATGCCGGATCCTGAGAACAAGTCCCCGGAGAACCAGGCGCGGTACAAGCAGTACAAGAAGCGGGCGATGTTCCTGAACGTCACCGGGCGCACGCGCACCGGCCTTCTTGGCGCGGTGTTCCGCAAGACCGCCGAGCTGAAACTACCCGCCGGCGTGGAGTACCTGAAGGAGAACGCCAGCGGCGACGGCACAAGCCTGGAGCAGCTTTCCAAGCGATCCGTGGGCGAGTGCTTGGACACGGGCCGTGGCGGCTTCCTGGTGGACTTCCCGGCGGTAGATGGCGTGTCCTCCATGGCCGACATGCAGGGCCGGCGTGCACTGATCCACCACTACGGCGCGACCTCGATCATCGACTGGGAGGAGCAGGTCATCGATGGCGTGCTGCGCCTGGTCTACGTCTGCCTGCTCGAGTGCGTGTCTCAGTTCAGCCCGGAAAATCTCGACCGCACCAAGGACACCCAGTACCGGGTTCTGCTGCTGATCGACGGCAAGTACGTCCAACGCCTCTACGGGAAGGACGGCAAGACCTATACCGAAACGCAGCCACTCGACAAGAACGGCCAGCCCTTCGACCACATCCTGTTCAGCTTCTACGGGGCCGAGGACAACGACGCCAGCATCGACAAGTCGCCGCTGGAAGACCTGGCTGACGTGAACATCCTGCACTATGGCAACAGCGCCACGGTGGAGGAGAGCGGGTTTATCAGCAGCCAGCCGACGCTGTTCATCACCACCGATATCAGCGCCGACGAGTTCGCCAAGGTGAACCCGAACGGCATGCACATCGGTTCGACCCGCGGATA